AGCTGTGAACCTTGTTAATGCTCCTTGACCTGGTCTGTATCGTAATACTCGTAAAGATCGTATCACACCATAACCATAAGCACCTGTACCTGTTTCACATTTCATTGTCCCTGTTGCAGAAACAGCACCTGTACTTGCAGTAAAGGTTTGAAACTTTCTATTATCTAATCCGTAAATACCATCTAATTGAATAACGGGTGAAATAGGAACTGCAATTGGTTCTCCAAATGCAGTTAATACTGTTGCACTAGGTAAAGGTACATTAACATTATTACAAACAGCCATTAATACCTCGTCATATACCAGGATTCTGCTTCAGATTTATTTTCTGTATCTACTGTAAAAGTAGAATTTAAACCTTGAACAATCTGTTCTAATGTTCTGATAATCTGGTCAATCTGTTGTTGACTATATTCAGCTGTTGCGTTTGCAAGTCTGGGTCGTTCTATTTTAGCCATTATCTTCTACCATCCGGTTGTGCATCTATTCTAAGTGTACCATATCTCCAGGCAGAAGTAGACGAATTACTTTCCATCCTAACTGCTACTTGTCTTCCTCTAATTCTTGTATCTACTTTAGTTGTAGAAGAAGTTACTGTTGCAGTAGAAGCAGTTCTTTGAACTCCGCCAGGATAATCTCTTGTTTTAAAAGTCATTGTAATATCACCTGCTTGATTTTTAAAGTCAGGTATATATCGTCTAACAAACATAATATCTTCACCATCTCCAATATCACTATCGCCGGACTCAATATAAGCGGTCATTGCAGCGCCATCCGCTGCTGTTCCTGTATCTTGAGAAAATAATCGAGAACGACCTGCAGTTAATCCAATAATAGTAGGTTGAGCGGGTGATGTTGAAGTAGGGAAATACTGAGTGGCATAAGGCTTTGCAAAAATGTCTTCAGCCGCCCAGGCTGTTCGAGGCATAGAACCAATTGTCCAAACCTTTTCTAAATAGTTATAAGTGACGACTCGATCGATATTAGAAGATCCTGCACTAGGATAAAACCAGTTCACTTCACTGAAATCCAGATTAACTCCAGCATAAACTTTTCTTTGTTCTGTTTTATTAATATCACCAAAAACATAATCTTGTACACTACAAGGAATCTCTTTAACAACACCATCAAATAAGAAGAAACTACCATCCGACATCCAATAAACTACGTTTTCCGCCTCTTGAGCACTATGTGTACTAATAGCACCACAGTTTGTACCTATCTGGTTAAAACTAAAAGTATAAGGTGGTCCAACAAACTGCATCGAATGTGCAGAGTTATCTGTTAAAATTAATATATCACCACGAGTTCTAACAGCAGATACAATATTATTACCGGAAGATAATCTTTGAAATCCAGCTGTGTTAACTGCTGTCGGTGTAAAATCAGTTAAAGATTCTTGACTACCAAATAAAATAGCCATTGCATCATAAGTACTAGAACTACCGGGTGTTGTTTCTGTACCAAAAAAGACAACGTGTCTATCTCTAGCAGAAACCAACATATAGTCAGCTCTATCTGGAGCAGCAGTTACTTCTGTTGCTCGAGTGTTTTCACGATCCGCGATAAACGCTGAGGTATCTAGTTTATATGTTTTACCATCTACGATGGTTGCTAATAAGTCCTCACCAAAATTATCTAATTGCCAAATACGGGCTTGTGTCGTTTGTACAGTAGCTGCTCTAGGAGTATTCCAAGTAGAATTACCCCATGTTAAAGCACCCCAACCAAAACCCTCTGTTGTTACATCTGTACCAATATTAATTTCAAAAGAAGCGCCAGCCGCGGTCCCCGATGCAGTAACAGTACCAGGAGTAATACCTAAGTCCGCTACGTCTACCTCAAACTGATTAGCATTAATGATCTTAGTAATCTCAAATTCATTCTGCATATCCGCATTAGTAACATTAGTAACACTAATACCACTAACAGTAGAGAAAACTACAAAGTCACCTAATATTGCGCCGTTGCTCGTAGCTGTAACATTAACTATTGTTGTGCCGGATGTAAAAGAAAAGACAGCAGGAATAGTAGTACTAAAAGGAGTAATGTCATTAAAGGCATTATCCCAATATAAATAAAGTTTTCTATCTGTGCCAATCGCGGCAAGTTTCTGTCCATCTAAATTAGTCCAGGTATGGATATCTCTAGCGACCCCAACCATATCAGCGGTCTCTTGAACCTTTTGCCAGCCACCTATTTTTTCCGGTAAACCATAGCGAAAACGCACATTATCACAGTCAATCCAACGCCCTTCAGCGCCGTATTCTGTATCCTGTTTGTCTATACCGGGGACGTATTGTACCTTAGTTAATGCCATGTTGAGAGATTATATACACAAATATCCCTCCTATGCTATCATTTTTTATAGATAGCTTAAAGTCTTATATTTCGAAGCTAAACCATCCTGTAAGAATGGTCTTTTCTTTTGTATTACTGACAATCCCTCTATGGGTATGGGTCCAAATAGTAGGCCAAATAAGAGTCAATCCCTTTTCAGCTTTTGTCTTTATATTTTGATAAAGAAATTCTGTTCCCCCATCTTCTACATCATTTAAATATGTCATAAAGACAAGATGTCTTTTGCCGGCAGCGGTATTATCTCCTCTGTTTTCTGAATGCCATAGTTTATAACCACCGCCCACAGGATAGTGTTGTATATTGATGTTTTCTTTTATATTAAAAGCACAAACTTTATTAGCATATTCATATTTTGCTTTGTAATTTTCTAAAACAACTTGTAGCTGTTCTCTATAAACGCCTATAACTGTATCAAAATTACCACTACTAATTTTTAAATCAGAACTATCTTTAATATTTTTATTAATAACATTAAAATCTTCCCCGTCTGCTATTTTCCCTGCTGTTTGATATTTTTTATTATAATTAAAGAAGTCTATTAACTCATCACAAAGTTCTTCAGGTATATACCAGCCCCCTATTAAAGTTATAGGATCGAATTCTTTTTCTTTTAATTCTTTTTGTACCATCCAGGTAATCCTAACATAGGTCTTGTATCATTTAAATTAGAAGTACCAAAAGGACCGTCTTGATCATTGTAGTGCATAAAGACTTGACCACAATCATATCCTTGAAAAGGTTCTCTCCAATGCTCTAATAAAGTACCTTTGTAAACTAACATGTCCCCTGGTTTTAAATCTACAGTGACACCTTCTTTTCCTTCTTCACCAGAAGGTTCTAATTTAATAGGCCATGCATCACCACCTAAGTTTAAAGTAGTAGAAATTTCACAAGAAGGTCTATCCTTATGTCGGTGTAATTCATCTCCATATTTGTAAATACGAGCATAAGTGTAACAAGGTATTAAATTTAAACCTGTAACTTTTTTCATAATAGGTAAAGTTCTTACCATTAAAGTTTCCATGGCTAAGTCACCATAGTGAGAATAAGTATTAGGTATTTGATCGTCTTTCCAAGTTCCCCATGTATCATCAAAGGGAGATAAAAACTTTGATTCTTGTAATACTTGAGCGACAGCTCTTTTATTTTGAAAATAAGCATAAACAAAAGAAGCTAGCTCAGGAGAAATAGCACTTTGTATAACTGCATAATTATTATCTTGGAAAAAATTTCCAGTCGTAGTTTCTTTCTTTTTAGGCATTGGTAGTTACTCCTTGTATTTTAGGTATAGCTTGTATGTTAAAGTGTATAAAACGAAATGGATCTCCTTTTTGTACGACATATTGATGTGCCATATAAGCAGGAGAAAATATCAGTACACCTGGTTGTATTTTCCAATGCACTGCTTCACTTGCATAAGTTACTTGTGAAGAATCTTTTTCAGGTAATTTAGAAACCACATGACCTACTCGAGGGTCATGAAATACTGGTAATGAAGATGTGTCACTACACTTTAAATAAAAAAATCCTGATACATGATTATTGGAATGAATGTGAGTATTGTGATGACCACCACCGTCTTTAGGGAATTCTTGTACCCAAAATTCTGTAAAGATTAATATATGATTAGAGATATTATACCCCATCCAATCTAAAAACTCATGTGATTTTTGACCAATATAATCAACATAAGGTTTCATTTTTGGTTCCTTAACAAAAGTTCCACTGTGATGAACAATACCAAAATCAGAACCACCTTGTTTTTTAATTTTATCTTGATTGCTTTTTTTAGCTTCTTTAATCAAAGGATCAGTTATTTTTATAACATCTTCAACCCATTCTGGTTTATGTTCTACCCAAACTGGTGTTTTAAAATATTCTTCTACAATCATACAAAAGGCCTTCCTAAATTCCAAATAACTAATGAATAACGAGTTCCTTTAGTTACAGGAGCAACTCGATGCCAAACAAAAGAAGGAAACACTATAACAGAACCTTTTTTTCTAGCAGGTTTTGAGGTGATAATATTAGATTTACTATCTCCTCTATCTCTTAAATCAAATTCTAAATCTCCTCCCTCATAATTATCCCCGTCTACTAAAGAAACAGTTACGGAAAGTTTTCTAATCAAACCATGTACTTTTTCAGTTGGTTTATTGTAAGGTTTAGACCAAGAATCTTGATGCCAAGTATAATGCTGTGTTTCAGCATATTTAGTCCATTGACAATTTTCTGATATAGACCATTCAAAATTCCACCCTGCAGCTCTATTAGCTTCTTTAACTAAAGGTATAATAGAATTATAAACCCAAGGTTCATCCATCCATACAATTGAACTATTTCTAGTTTTATATAATTTTGAAATATCTTTTTGATCCGGTATTTTACCATCATACTCACCCGTTAAAGCTGTTTGTGTTACCTGTTGTTCACCATAAGCAACTAAATCATCACATATC